GATGCGGGTGTTGTTTATTTTGAAAGTGAAGCAGCAGTCACAAAACAAATGATTGATGATCGTGGTATAGATGGATCACGTATGATTTTAGTTCCTGTTACAACTGTACAAGAGTTTAGAACTAATGCTATACAGATATTAGATAAATATCTTGAACAGAAGACGGAAGATCGCAAACCAATGATGTTTGTGTTAGACTCATTAGGAATGCTTTCCACATCTAAAGAACTAGCAGATAGTGCCGAGGGTAAAGACACTCGTGACATGACTAGAGCACAAGTTGTAAAAGCAATTTTTAGAATTCTTACATTAAAATTAGGTAAAGCGAATGTCCCACTACTTGTCACAAATCACACCTACGATGTTGTCGGTGCTTACGTCCCAACCAAAGAGATGGGCGGTGGTAGTGGTCTTAAGTACGCTGCTAGTACGATCGTTTACCTCACGAAAAAGAAAGAGAAAGACGGTAAAGATGTCATCGGAAATATTGTCAAAGCTAAGGCAGCAAAGTCTCGTTTAACAAAAGAAAATTCACAAGTAGAAACACGTTTATACTATGATGCTAGGGGTCTTGACAAATATTATGGACTATTAGAATTAGGAGAAAAATATGGAGTCTTTGAGCGTAAAGGAAATAGGATCATTGTTGGTGATAGTAGCGTATATCCTTCTGCAATACTTAAGGATCCAGAGAAATATTTCACAGGAGAAATAATGGAGAAGTTAGACTGGGCAGCGGGTCAAGAGTTTAAGTATGGATCATGAAAGTAGATTTATTTGCAGCAACAGTTCGTAAGTATAACGTTCCATCTAATGATGAATTTAAAACTCATTGGACTAAAGAATATAACGATTGTAAATTTGAAGAATTATCTCCATTAATTATGGGGTATGCTAATATAGATCGTGATTTACATGAAGCTTACATTGATATTGTGAATCAATTTATGGTTGACATTGGTGCTAATGAAACTCATAAGTATGGGTTCCAAACATATATTTTCAAATGTTTAGAGAAGGGAGAGAGTACAGATGCAAATGATTTTCTACCAAGTCACTATACATTAGTTCATTATATTAATGATTGCAAAAGATCTGATTTGTTTATTCATCCTGCAAAACAATTAGTCAAATCTTTTGATCCCTCTGGTGTTTCAGATTGGATATGGGATACAGGATTATATGTTAATGCAGGTGATGTTATAATATATCCGTCTTACTTAGAAACTGCTTCTCCTAAGAATGACTTGACAGATCCGAGAATGACAGTTACAGTACCTATAGTTTTGACGTTAAATGAGCAAGGTTGAGAATCTAGTAATTAAAAATCTTCTCCTTGATGAGGAGTATGTTAGAAAAGCTATGCCTTTTATCAAGGCAGAGTATTTTTCTGAGCTCCTAGAAAAGAACTTATACAATATAATTAATAAATATTTTACAGACTATAATGCTTTACCTACAAAAGAAGCATTAGAGATTGAAGTTGGACAACTTGGAAATATATCAGACGAACAACATAGACAAACCATACAATACATTAGAGATATTGATGATGAAAAATCAGAGTATGATTGGATATTAGATACAACTGAAAAATGGTGTAAGGAACGTGCTATTTACCTTGCACTTATGGAGTCAATTAAGATAGCAGAAGGTAATGATGAGAAGAGAGCTACAGGTGCAATACCTAGTATACTTTCTGATGCATTAGCAGTGAGTTTTGATAATCATATAGGACATGATTACCTACAAGACTACGAAGAAAGGTACGAATTCTATCATCAGACCGAGGAAAAGATTCCATTTGATTTGGAGTTCTTCAACCGCATCACAAAAGGTGGTTTACCTAACAAAACTCTCAATATTGCTCTCGCAGGTACTGGTGTGGGTAAGTCTCTTTTTATGTGCCATGTTGCTAGTAGCATTCTCCTTCAAAGTAAGAATGTTTTGTACATTACTTTGGAGATGGCAGAAGAAAAAATTGCAGAAAGAATAGATGCAAATCTATTGAGTGTAGATATACAACAACTTGACCAGTTACCTAAGATGATGTTTGATTCTAAGGTAAATAAGATTGCAAAGAAAACACAAGGTCAACTAATTATTAAAGAGTATCCAACTGCATCTGCTAGTGTCGGACACTTCAGAGCATTGCTCAATGATCTTGCTCTCAAGAAAGCATTTAAACCAGATATTATATTCATAGATTACTTAAATATATGTGCATCAAATCGTTATTCAAAATTAGGCAATGTCAACTCCTACTCCTACATCAAAGCAATCGCAGAAGAACTTAGAGGACTTGCAGTGGAAGCAAATGTACCTATCGTATCTGCTACTCAGACCACTCGTTCTGGTTATGGTAGTAGTGATGTGGATCTTACCGATACCAGTGAGTCCTTTGGTTTACCTGCTACTGCTGATCTTATGTTTGCTCTTATCTCTACCGAAGAGTTAGAAGAAATTAATCAAATTATGGTTAAACAACTCAAGAATAGATACAATGATCCTACTCTTAACAAAAGGTTTGTTGTTGGAATAGATCGTGCTAAGATGAGATTGTATGATGTAGAACAATCAGCACAAAATGACATCGTAGATGCCAATCAAGAGGTAGATGCTACAACTAAAAGTTTATCAGAAAAATTTGCAAAGTTAAAAGTATGAGTGACATTCATTTTCAAAAACATAGAGTGTTTCGTGAGACAGAAGATGTCATTTTTTATGACATATCAGTGGACGAATCAAATGCATCTGATTTAGTGGTACATACTGGTGCTGCTACCTCACCTCCTGATGATATGGTAGGTGCAAAACAGTTTTATATACACAGTTTTCAAGATGATTACAACAGAGTTGTATCAGGGGAGAGAAAATTTGAATTAGTTAATTTTGAATGGAAATATCCTTACCATATTGTGCACTTAAATGTACAAAGTGGTGCTCTAATTATACCTCGTGAAACTTATCATCGTTCTGTGTCTGGAGAGGGAGGAAGTATAGTAATAAATCAAGCAAAAAGATATGATGGTTTTGATTCTACACAGGAATTTGTTCCTGTTTCTGCAGCAGAGGTAAAGAGATTATATAAAGTATTATTACATGAGAAACCAGTGATACATCAGTTGGGAGAATGAGAGTAGCCGCTATACATTATGGTAATCATGACGCTAATGCTTGTATCTACGATGGTGAGGTCAAGCATTATTTTTTGGAAGAAAGATTCAGTCGTAAGAAGCATGATGATAAGCATTTTCACATCTATAAAAACATACTAAAGGTAGATGAACCAGTAGATCTTATAGTATTATCTTACTTTGGTGATAAGACATTTTTAGGTGATGATAGTTTAAAATATACTAAGGTATTTCTTGAAGCATATAAGAAAAAACATGGCAAACTTCCTAAAGTTATAAAGGATAGTCGTCATCATAAATTTCATGCAGCAGGTGCATACTATAACAGTGGATTCGATGATGCACTTGTTGTAGTTATTGATGGTGCAGGTAATCTTTCTGATGGATTGTTTGAAGCTGAGACTGTTTTCATAGGTGGTTCATTTGAAAAAGTATATGAGAATAAAATAAAATTTTATCCTTGGATGAAAGGTCATTCTATGATGGGATTGGGTTATCTATACTCCTCTGTAGCAGTGCAGATGGGTGAACGATGTCTTCAAGCAGGTAAAGTTATGGGACTTAGTGCTTACGGAGATGCACATACAACACATATAAAAGATGACTTGTATGTAGACGATGATTTGTTCCATTGTAAGGACATTCACCTCATGTTTTATGATGAGCATCATATGAATATAGCACAGGAATTATATGGTAAGAAAAGTCTTGATACTATAACAAAGTTAACACAGTCTAACTACAAACCCTATGCAGATTTTGCAAAAGAAGTACAAATTGATACACAAAATGTGGTAATTAAAATTGTACGTGATTCTTTAGAGAAAACTGGGCTACATAAGGTTTGCATGACTGGTGGTTATGCAATGAACATCATTACCAATAACTTATTGGTCGAAACTTTCCCAGATGTTGAGTTCTATTTTGAACCAATGGCTACAGATGTTGGCATTTCCGTAGGAGCTGCTATACTATACTCAAAGGAAAGAAAACCACTGACCACCACCTCATTTCACGGATGGCATTATGACCTATCAGAATATAAAGGGGAGGAAGTTGACCTCCAAGGAGTTGCTAGACTCCTTAAAGAACAAAAAAGCATCGCCATATATTATGGACACGCTGAAGCTGGACAACGAGCACTTGGGAATCGATCCATCCTCTACACCGCATTCGATCCAAAAGGACGAGAAGTAGTTAATAGGATCAAGAAACGTGAATGGTATAGACCATTTGCAGCATCAGTACTAGAAGAAGATGCACATCTATTCTTTGACATTAAAACATCCAGTCGTTTCATGACACAATGTTATAAGGTTAAAGACATACCAATCCCTTCTGTAACTCACATAGATAATACATGCAGAGTACAAACTGTAACCAGTGGACATCTATATGATTTGTTACTAGAGTTGAAAAAACTTACAGGTTATGGTATAATACTTAATACTAGTCTCAACTTAGCAGGTGAACCATTGGTTGAGACACCACAGCAAGCATTAGATGTGCTTGCTAAATCTGATTTAGATTACGTATGGTTCCCAGAGATAAAGCAATTAATTTCATGACTATAGATTTTGATAAGTACTCTCATTTCGTGGATGCTGTCACATCCGATTCCAGTAAAGATTTTGTCTATCTTGCTGATCGTTTGGTTGAACTTGACGGAAAGGGTGCCAATATTGAACGTCTTACCACTGCTGGCGTTGGGCTTGCTGCTGAGTCTGGTGAGTTTTTGGAAATCGTTAAAAAGATGGTATTTCAGGGAAAGCCTTGGAACAACGATAACAGAGAGCATCTTATTATTGAGTTGGGTGATGTTATGTGGTATGTGGCACAAGCTTGTATGGCTTTGGACATATCTTTCGATGAGGTGATTGAAGGTAATGTTAAAAAACTAGAGAAGAGATATCCTGGTGGATCATTTGATGTTCACTATTCAGAAAACCGTAAACAAGGAGACCGCTAATGTTAACAACACAAGTAGAAGACTCATTAAGAGCAGCACAAGAACATCTAAGAGATGCTTTAGCATTTGCAGCACGTGGTGAGAAACCATATGTAGCAAAACATATTGCTACTTTTTTAGCAGACATTGATAATCTTATTGATGCACAAGATCTCATAGAAAATATGAGAGAATATATGGATGATAAAATTAAAGAGAGAGATGATAGCTAATGTTAAACCTCTCCTCTAAATAGTTAGACGAGAGGTTTTCCTATGAAAGCAGGAGATTTTTTTAGAAACGGTGGAAGGTATCTTGATCGTATGGATACCTTCTTTGATAAAGCTTTGAATCGTAATGGAAAAGTAAACCGCTTCTCAACAGACATTGGTACTGTTGAAGTGGCAGGATTTACTGTCACTTGTAAAAGTGCAGGT